GCCGGATGTCACCGTCACCGCCAACCCTTGCCTGATGCGGGTGTGGGACAAGAGAGCAGAGCCCGTTTTCGACAACAACAAGAGACTGACCATATGGACGCCAAACTGATCGATCCCTCCACCTTCCAGAAGGCCCCTCGCAAGCTGCGCGGCTCCGCCTACGACTCGCTGATCGAACAGATCCGCGAGCTCCCCGCCGACAAGGGCATCCTTGTCCCGGTTCCGGCCGGGACGACGGCGCGCACCCTGTGCTCGCGTCTGCAGACCGGCCTCCGTGCCCTCCTGCAGACGCGTGGGATCACTGTCCAGCTGTCCCTTGCCCCCTCGGCGGACGGCAAGAGCGTGCTGGTGACCCACCGCGGCGCCGCGAAGCAGAAGGCCGAGAAGCCGAAGCCGAAGCCGAAGCCGAAGGCAAAGGCTCCCAAGGCCAAGGCAAAGGCCAAGAAGTGAAGATCCTGCTCCTCTGCGGCCCGCCGGGGGCAGGCAAGGACCTCATCGGGAGGGAGCTGCAGGTGCTCCTTCCCGGGCTGCCGATGCTTCTGAAGTTCGCACAGCCGATCGTCGACTTTCTCTTCCGGAACTACGGGATCCAGATGGAGATGGACGGCAAGGATTCCCCGCACAGGAAGCTGCACGGAAAGACCCCACGGCAGGTTGCGATCGCCTACAGCGAGAAGTTCTGCAAGCCCTTGTTCGGAATCGACTACTTCGGGAGGCTGGCCCTGGCCGAGGTCGAGAGGCTTCAGTCGTTCGGGGCAGAGACGGTCATCCTCACGGACAGCGGGTTCGTCCATGAGGCCGCGGTGCTGCTGCAGCACTACGGACCTCAGAACATCAGGGTCGTACACATCAGCCGTCCAGGAAAGAGCTTCGAGGGGGACTCCCGCAGCCACTGGTCCCATCCAGACATCGGCGAGATCCTCTTCGAGAATCCTGGGGACACGAAGGGCTCCCTGCATGCGGACTTGCTGACCGGCCTGATCCCCCAGCTACGGACATGGCTTTCGTCCTAGGCATCGATCCGGACACCGAGACCACCGCGGTGGCGATCGCCTCCGACCTCGAGGTGGTGTTCGTTGGAGTCCTACGCCCAGGGAAGAGGGCGGCCCTCGAGCAGATTCGAGTGGCCGCCGTGTTCTTCGAGAGCCTGTTCTCGAAGCTGAAGCTGGGGGACTCCCTATCGCTCCTGGTGGTTGAGGGGCAGGAGCACTACCCGTCAAGCCCGGTAGATCCGAACGACCTGCTCAAGGTGGCCCAGGTAACAGGGGGGATCTGCGGCATCGTGCGCAGCCTGTTCCCCACCCTGCAGCAGGTCGTCCCCCTGCCGAAGGCTTGGAAGGGTGGCGTGCCAAAGCCGATCCACCATGCGAGGACCTTTGCCCACTACGGGATCCAGTACTCGAAAGCCATTGGCTACTGCTACCCATCAGGGTGTGCCCAGGCCGCCAGGATCCACGGTGCCGCCGCCCTGAACAAGGGAGACTGGAAGCACGTCGCTGACGCTATCGGGCTCGCGAAGTGGGGCTGTTCGCTGGTCACAGGCGAACGCTGATCTTGTCGACTCGACGACGGATCAGCTGGTCCACGTCGTCCCCGATCATCTTCAGGGCCGCTTTCGGAGAACGCTTCACCGCGTCGGCCACGCCCTTCTCGATGAAGTGGGTCGGCGGGATCGCGGCCACCGTTCTAGTCTCCACCAGGATGCCTGCCTTCTTGTCTCTCTTGTATTCGAAGGTGGTCAGCTTTCTTCGAGAGGCCCTTCTCCTCGGATAGTCGCTCTCGATTCTGGGGTCATCCTCAGGGTCGGAGTAGAAAAGCATCGGCTCGTTCGCGATCCGCGACCTGCCGTCGTTCACCATTCGCGCCCAGTAGTAGAGCGAGTAGACGATGATCTCCGTGCCCTCGCGAGGGAACAGGCGGAAGCTCTTCTTCAGCCTGCCGAATGGCCCCTTCGGGGCAGCGGCTGAGATGGCCTGCAGCGCGATCTGCCCGAAGCGGATCTTGACAGCGATCTTGCGCAGGGTCACTGCTTGAGGCCGTCCGACAGCTTCCTGCCAGACGCCTGCGCCGCGGCGGCTGGCTCTCGCATGCGGGACAGGGTGTCCATCTGGCCGATGTCGTAGAAGTCGGTGATGCAGCGGGGGAGGAAGTCGTCCTTGTTGAGGCCGCGGATTTCACTGCCCAGCGTGTTGCCGAGCACCGTCTTGAAGATCCTCTGGTGCTGGGCCACGTACAGAGTCTGGAACGCGATCAGGGCGTTCGGCAGCTCGTTGGCCGCGGCCATCTTCCCAGGCGTCACGACGCCGGCCAGCAGCGGTGGGACACGGTGGCAGCTGACGATGGCCAGCTCGACCGTGGGCCAAGTGTCACCGATCTTCTCGCGGCTCGGATTGGCGAGGCGCTCGATGGTCACGGTGGTCTCGGTCAACGGGATGTTGATAGCCATCGACCGCGACCTCTTGCCCGGGCCGATGGTCTCCTTGAGGGCCGCCTTCAGTTCCGCGAAGTCCGCCTTCTCCATGCGCTTCCCGGTGACCATCATCAGGATGTCGGGGACCGCCCTGTTCTCGTAGTAGTCGTGCTCGGTCGACATGATCTGCTGGGCGATCTCCAGCCAAGGCGTAGCCGACAGCCACTGAGGTAGGCCATACTCGCGGCAGATGGAGGTAGGCATCTTGAAGTGGACGAGCTCGGAACTGGCTTCGATCCCGAGGGCCTTCAACCGTTCCAGCTCCCCGAACCTTGCGAACTTCACGGGGCCGTTCTGGGTGTCGATCTCGTAGTGGAAGTCCCTCGTCAGAGGGCTCTCCCGGACGACATGCACCGTGGGGGCGAACACGTGCTCGAGACCATCGATGGCTCCTCCGTCACTTCTGATCGTCTCGAAGTAGGCGTTGCCAGTGTTCTCGTAGTCCTCCCCCACCTGATCCATCATGTGCTGGAAGCTGACATCGCAGAGATGGTCCAGCAGACGGTCGACCTTCGACGGCCCCGACTCCAGAGCAGCAGCCTTCGCGGCAGCCACGGCCGCCTTCGGGTCCTGTGGAGGCGCCATCTGCTCCTGTTGCTTCTTCTTCCTCTCCTCCCGCTCCGCCTCCGTCTCGAAGCCCAGCCCCACTGTGGCGTCCCGCTTGGTGTGGATGCAGATTTCCTGCGTCGAGACCGCCAGCATGGAGAGCACGGCGTTCTGGAACAGGATCGGGTGCGGCACCCTCCCTACTGTTGCCGGGCCAAGAGCCCGGGGAGACAGGCCCGCCTTCATGAGGCTGATCTCCTGCTCTCCGAGGAAGAGGGGAGCCCCACCCGGCCTCAGGATCTCGAACTGCACTCCAGATGCTTCGCTCATGCCTGCGAGCGTATCACCTCGAGTATCCGACGGCGAATGGTCTTCGTGGAGAGCCTCAGGCTCGCTGCAACATCCACCATCCGCTCCCCACTCTCGACCCTGCGGTAGATTTCGGCCCTCCTCTCGGAGCACTTCTTCACTGGCTTGTTCGGTCGCACTTCGACCCCCTTCTCCTTGAGGATCCGGGTGATCGACTTTCTGGACACGTTGAGCCGCTTGGCGATCTCCGTCGCAGTCATGCCGAGGGTAGCGTAGCTGTACAGGACCTTCTGGACCGGGACAGCGACCCGATTGAGCCTGCGAGGGAGCTTCAAGAAGTCCCGCAACAGGCCAACCTTGCCGCAGGAAATCCCGAGCTCAGCAGAGATGTCCACGTAGCGGGCCCCTGCGTTGTACAGGACGCAGAACCGGCTTCGCTGCTCCGGCGTGAAGTCGATCCACTGCTTCGGAGTCTGGAGCTTCGGCAGGGCCATCAGAGGTCCCTCCGGATCCCCTTGAACACCGGGATCCTGGGCTTCTTCCCTGCCGGCCTACCTCCAGGAGGTGGCTGGTGCCGAACCGTGACCTGCACCCCGCTCAGGTCCGCAGCCCACAGGTCGATGCGCTGCTGCTCGGTGAACCCAGCTCCGCACTCGAACTCGGTGCCGTCCGCGAACCTGCAAACCAGAGCCCCGAGCCGCCCCTTGCCCACCTTGCCGGCCTTCGCCGAGCTGCGCTTCGACAGCCCGATCTCGTTCAGAGTCTGCTCGTTGGTGTTGTGCATCTCTTCGACCTTCCCGATGACCTCGGCCTCGTCGTCGTCGAAGTGCTTGATCTTGAGGAGGATCCCCTCCTTCTCAGTAGACCTTCCGAACTTGTAGCGCCCCCCAGGCGATCGGATCATGGTTCCCTCGAACCCGAGTTCGATGCAGGATGCGCAATACTCTTCCAGTTCCTGCGCATGGTAGATCATGTCGTGGGGGACCACTCTACAGTGCTCCGTGTGGGGCACCCAGTCGGGCAAGGACTGAAGCCGTAGCGAGAAAGGTTGGGTCTCGATCTTGTCGAATACCGCGAAGACGAAATCCGGCTTTCCGTCCTTCGACATGATCGCAGAGGAGACTTCCTCGAACGGCTCTGTCATGCCGGGCAACAGCAACTCCCCGTCGAGCCCGTCGCAGAGGTTGCTGCAGCACCAGTCCCGCACGTAGTCGTTCGGGATGTCCTTCAGCGTGCGGCTGACGAGCCGGCCCCCGATCCGTAGGGCACGGATGCCGTCCAGCTTCGGCGAGGCGAGCACCGGGAACACGATCTCGCGGAAGTCCTTGGGGGCCTTCCCGCTGAGGAGCGGACGGAAATCCTTCTGGATCTCGATAGTTCTATCCATTCGTCTGAAGCTAGCCGGTTGACGCGCGGCAAGCAAGCTCCCATCCTTCCATCATGCGCCGACGCATCAAGAAGGCCAACATCAGGTTCCTCAGCCTAGTTCCGAAGGGAGCGAACCAGATCGCGCCCGTCTACAAGGACGACGGCTCAGTGACTCTGCACAGCCTGATCAAGATCGGCGAAGACTTCGACGAGAAGGGAGAGCTCCTCGCTGTGGTCTATGCCCCGGAGATGCGCGATTCCCAGGGGGACATCGCATCGGCCGAAGTCATCAAGGATGCCGCCTACGGCTTCATCGCCAACGGTGCGAAGGTGGACATCCGGCACGACGAAAAAGCCCTGAAGCCGGAACAGGCTCGCGTGGCCGAGACGTTCATCGTGCAGAAGGGTGACCAGCGGTTCGCCGGGTGGAAGGACTACTCCGGCTCTCCGGTCGACCTCACCGGCAGCTGGGCGACCATCATCAAGATCGAAGATCCCGACCTCCGCGCGAAGTACCGCAAGGGGGAGTGGCAGGGTGTGTCCATGGGCGGCACCGCTGTCGTGGAGCAGGAGAAGGCCGATGACAGCCTCCTGGAGAAGCTGCTGAAGGCCCTCAACGCCCAGATCCCGCAACCCACCAAGAAGACAATGGACGAAGAGAAGATCCTGAAGGCCCTCGAGAAGGGCTTCACCGCGCTCGGCGAAGTCATCGCCAAGGCCGTCACCCCGCCGAAGCCCGAGCAGAAGCCCGAGCAGAAGGCCGAGCAGAAGGCCGAGCCGAAGGCCGAAGAGCAGGCCCCCGCGTTCGTCGGCAAGGCCGACGACGAGCGGGCCCTCATCAAGCACGAGCGCAAGCTCGCGCTCTTCCACCTGAAGAAGGCCACGGACTGGAGCGACCCGAAGTCGATCCGCGCCTACCGCGAGCAGGTGGCCGTCCTCAAGGAGGAGTGGGCCGCCGAGGACGAGGAGGCCGGTGTGGACATCGAGGCCGAGGCCGAGGCCGAGCAGCGCAAGTCGGTCCGCAAGGCCGGCTCCGCGCAGTCGGGCCGCACGCAGAACTCGAACCTGTTCGACGCCCAGGTGGCCGACGGGCTCGCCGCCGCGAAGCGGCTGAACAAGGGCTACGCCGACATCGGCAACAGCAAGGAGGACTGATCCATGGCACTCCAGACGAACGAACTCTACAGCGAGAACTCTCGCGCTGCGCTTCTGCGCATCCAGCCGGCGGAAGGTCCCGGCAGCGTCGTCGTGAAGGCGTTCGCGAGCGGGTCGGGCACGCTGCCGATCGGCTGCCCGGTCTACGTGAACACCTCCGGCACCTGGGCAAAGCTCGCCCCCGCCGGCACGGCGCACGCATCGGCTCCGGCCGCGGAAATCGTGACCGGCATCGTGGTCGGCAAGGACGTGGTCCTCAACGCCGGCGGTGAGGTGCTCGGCACCGTCATGCTGCGCGGCTCGGCCCACCTCGTGGACATCGCAGCGGCGCACGGCACGGCTGCGAACAACGCCAACTTCCTCACCGCCCTCCGCAACCCGAAGACCCGCCTCGCTGGCATCTCCATCGACGGGCTGACCCTCGCCCAGTGAGGTCCTGACTCCAATGCCAACTCCAGTCATCACCAACAACCAGCTCGGCTGGGCCTACCTCAGCACGGTCCAGTCGAACATCCTGCCGGTGCAGTCCTTCCTGAAGGGGCTGTTCTTCCGGTCCACCTCCGACTTCCTGCCGACGGAGTCGGTGGAGCTGTCCTACCTCAACGGCGACTCGGAGATGGCTCCGTTCGTGGAGGTCAACGCCGAGGCCGTCCCGGTCAGTGGCAACAGCGTCACGTTCGCCAACGTGAGCTGCCCGAACATCCGCATCAAGCGACCCATGGAGGCCTATCAGGTCTTCCTGCGTCGTCAGCCGGGCACGGGGATCTTCATCCCGAACGGCGGTGCGGTCGCCTCGGCGCGGCAGGCCGCGATCGACGAAGACCAGACCACGATGAACCGCAAGATCGAGCGGCGCGAGGAGTGGATGGTCTCGCAGCTCCTCTGCGGCACGGACTCGAGCTACCTGAAGATCAGCTATCAGGTGGACGAGGGCGCGAACTTCACCGTGAGCACCCCGCGGCCTTCGGGCTCGGTGGCCACCGCGGCGACGACGTGGGCCTCCTCGACCACGATCAAGCTGGACTTCCACAACGCGAAGGTCCAGATGGCCAAGACCGGCAACATGCCGACGGATGTCGTGCTCGGCTCCACCGCCGCAGCGAACTTCATCCAGAACTCGACCGTCGCAGCGGTCCTGGATATCAAGAACATCTCGGCAGGTGCGCTGACGCTCATCACCCAGTTCTCGGAGAGCGGCGCCATCTACCTCGGGACGTTCATGGGTGTCAACGTGTGGCAGTACACGGGCACCTACGTCGCGGACGGCACCGGCACGGTGACCCCGTATGTCGGGGCCGAGCTGGCGATCTTCCTCGACACCGACCCGGCGCGCAACGCCGCCCGCTTCTACTACGGCTGCATCCCCGACCACGACGCCTTCGAGCAGGGCTCGTTCGTCGGCAAGGTGTTCAGCAAGTCGTGGACGACGAAGGACCCGTCGATCCGCACGCAGCTGGTCCACACCCGACCGCTCCCCCACATCCGGAAGCCCGGAAGCGTCTACGTCCTGGACACGGTGCCGTAATGCACTTCGCCCTCGTGACGCTGGGCCACCAGGAAGGAGCGATCCTTCCTGGCAACCGGATCCCGGACGGCCGGTTCTCCACGGAGCAGCTCGCGCGCTTCGTGGCGAAGGGCTACGCCACGGTCGTCGACCCGACGCCTCCTCCGGCCGAAAAGCCGGAGGGGGACGGCAAGCCGACCGTGACGTGGAACTTCAAGGAGGAGGACCTCGCCGGCAAGACCGTGGAGGAGCTCAACATGCTCGTCCAGGAGCGGGCGGCGGAGATGCGCTACGAAGACCCGCCGGTCTTCGAGGACACCGCCACCGCGATCGAGTTCATGACCTGCGGAGTGTGACCCTGTGCCTGCACGCAGCACGATCCTGATCATCGGCGACGACATCGCCCGCGGCACCCGGCCGGTCAGCGAGCTGACCGCCATCAACGCCGGCTACGCCGCGGCGCAGGCCGACTGCCAGATTTGGAACGAGCAGGTGCAGGCATGGCAGGCCACGACTCCAGGGACGAACACGGACACGGTCACGGCAGGGTCGGACAGGTGGTCTCTCGAAGCCCGGCTTCGTGAGGGCCTCCGATCGAAGATCCCGACCGGGACCGTCTACGTGGTCAAGCACGCGGTCGCCGGCAGCTCGCTGCAGTTCGCCGACCTGCGGCGAGCGGTGGACGGGACCTCTGCCGGCGGAGCCCTCTACCCGTGCTGGCTGCCGTCGGCGCGGGACACCACCGGCTACTCCGGGGCACTGGCTCAGATGAAGGCCGCGGCTGCTGCAGCGAACCTTGCTGGAGACACCCTGGTCGTCGCCGGCATCGTCATCTCCGCCTTCGTCGATGACCTGTTCCTGCCGCAAGGGTGGCGGAGCTACGCCGATCGGATGCTGGAGCTGGTCGAGGCCCTGCGCACCGACATCGCCACGCTCCCTTACTGCTCCCTCGGGTCTCTCCGCGGCGATGCCGGGAAGACACCAGTGGTCCTGATCGAGCCGCACGCCGAGTTCTCAGGGCTCTCCTCCACGCAGAAGGCGCGGCTGCTCGCGATGCGGAGCGAGATCCGCGAGCTGATCGACGAGGAGCAGAGGATCTACACCTTCCCGACACAGTCCCTGACGTGTGTCTCTGGCGGGAAGTATCTGGACGCCGCCAGCATGGTGGCTCTCGGCGAACAGCTGCCGGCGAGGTTCTACGTCCCGACTGGGACATCGGATGCCGCATTCCCGGAGGCTCCGCTGGCGATCATCGTCGGCGACAGCATCTTCGACGGAACAGGGATCCCGCCCTGGCCGAGCCGTTACTCGAGCCCGTTGACCAACGTCAACTACTACAACTACAGGACCTGCCAGTTCGAAACCGTGCAGGCCGGAGTCAACAACCTCTCGAACGTCAACCTGCTCGACATGGGCTGCGTGTTCGGAGAGATGATGCGGGACGCGCTCGGCGAGGTCTGGGTCGTGAAGGGCACGATGCCCTCCTCCTACTGCGTGGCCAACCGATCGTCCATGCCGGTGGCGATGGAGCCCCTGCAGGACGTGTGGCGGAAGGACTGGGATCCGGCCACCCGCCGTGGCCTCTACGACCTCACGTTCCGCAGCAGCCTCGTCGAGGCCGTGCGGCAGCTGCGGGCCTCCGGCAAGAAGCCTGTCGTGCGATCGGTGTCGATCTTCCTCGGGACGAACGACGCGGGGGTGCCATCGAACCCTGTGTTCCCGAGCGAGCCTCGGATGGTCGTCCCCTCGCTGAAGCGCCTGATCCACTTCATGCGGCTGCAGTTCAACGATCTCGGAATCGACCCGGGGGCCACAGTGATCACGGTTGGCATGCCGGCCGAGTCGCCCGCAGGGGTCTCCGACACGGTGAGGGCGTCGATCTCGAAGATCCGCTCGGACATGCAGGCCTGGGAGCTCGAGGACAACACCATTCGTGTCCACGACGCCTCAGGCTACGAGACCATCGACGGCATCCACTGGAGCACGAACGGGACCATCGCATTCGCCCAGGACCACTACACGAAGTGGAAGCAGGAGGTCGATGCCACCGTCCAGCCGCTCTTCGTGCCCACCAAGCTGCAGCTGAAGAAGGCTCTGCGCCTGTCAGCGGTGTCGACCAAGAGCGATTCCCTTGCTCAGATCGACGCAGCGATTCAGACAGCCAGGACCCGGATCTATCAAACCCTGTCGGCTTCGGTGATCTCCCAGATCCTGGAGATTCCATACACGGTCAACCCTTCCACGGATGAGGAATACCTGCGAATGGTGTCCTCGGACGTGGAGGTGAAGATGGTCCGCCTCGAGCTCCTCCGCGTCATGCCCGTGTTGTTCAAGGACAACGCGACCACCGTGCAGACGTGGCAGGAGGACGGGGCGTTCCGAGACGGGAGCTACCTGCAGGTGCGGGACGAGATCCGAAGGCTCGAGCAGGACATCCAGACCAGCCTGGAGTTCCTGCAGACCAGCGGAGCAGCCGTGCTCAACACGCAGGCCGAGGCCGTCGCACCGGACGAGAGGAACTACCCCGGAGACTCGATCTTCGAAACCTTTTGACGACGTGGGGGCCTGCGAGGGAGGCTTACGAGGGCGATCCCAGACAGGCCTCCACGGAGTCTCTGCAGATGCACAAGCACACCATCCACAACGAACTGGTCAAGCGGCTCCGCCTGGGCCCCTATCACGAGACCAGCATCGACCCGGAGACCGGGGAGATGTCGGCAGCTGCCGGCACGATCTCTCCGGTGGGCGTGTCCGTAGTGGAGAGGAATGCATCGTTCACGCTCGCGCAGAAGAACATGCGGACGCTGACATCGGAGAGGTCGTCGTGGGTTTGGGAGGGGCACGTGCAGTTCCCGTCCACCTCGGTGTCCGTGGAGCAGTTCGAAGAGTCTCTGATGGACGGATGCATCAGCATCTCGTCCGACGATTCCAGGTCGCTGCTTGCTGCTCTGGTGGCCAGCGAATACACCTACCCCCCAGAGCAGAGCCCGAACGGCGGCACGGTCGTCGTATTCACCTTCCAAATCCTTCCCATCTCACTGAGGAAGTAACCCTATGCCTGGACTGAACACAACCGGCACCCCGAACACGGCGGACATCAACCTCGGCCGAGGTGCTCTCTACTTCGCGGAGCTGGATGCCACCACCCAGAAGCCGCTCGGACTTCGTCACCTGGGCAACTGCACAGGCTTCACGATCACCGTCGAGCTCGACACCCTGCCCCACTACAGCTCGCGCTCCGGCACGCGCTACCTCGACCGCGAGGTGGTCCTGACGCAGGGCGTGAAGGTCGGCGTCACGCTCGACGAACTGAACTACCAGAACATCGCGCTGTTCCTCGCCGGCACGGCGACGGCCGGTGTCACCAACCCGTCCCGCACGTCGGTGACGGACCAGCAGATCAGCGCGGCTGCCTACAAGGGCCAGCACTACCTGATGCTGAACGCGAGCGGCCAGCAGTTGATGGACTGCGACGGCACCATCACCGTGAAGAGTGGCAGCGGTTCCGTTGGCACAGCCACGACCCTGACCTCCGGCACCGACTACACCGTCGATCGCAAGTGGGGGATGATCTTCCTCCTCTCGACTGGTGCGCACGTCGAGGGCAACAAGCTGTGGTTCAGCTACACCACATCGACTGCGGAGAAGACATACGACAAGGTCGACATCCTCACGCAGACCAAGATCAGCGGCTTCCTGCGGTTCGTGAGCATCAATGCCGCGAACAGCGACAAGCAGCAGGTGCTCGACCTGCACAGCGTCAACCTCAAGGCCGACGGCGAAGTGCCGCTGATCGGCGACGAGTTCTCCACCCTGACCTTCACCGGAGCTGCCGAGCGGAACGAGATCGGCTTCCCGTCCAGCCCGGTCGGTCGCTTCTACACCCACGCGGACGCCTGATAGGAGGCACCCATGGCAGGCATCGATTTCATCGGCGGTCGCCCAGGCAACTACGTCCTGGGCCGAGGCAAGCTCTACGTCCAGGGAGAGTTCTCCGGGGCCCCTCTCGGCTGGCGTGACGTGGGCAACGTCACGACATTCACCGTCTCGCAGGAGTCGGAGACGAAGGATCACCAGAGCTTCCTCTCCGGAATCAAGACGATC